TGCTGTTTTTGGAGAATTTATAATGGCACGGGGGAGATTAATTACTGCTCCCTTCGCTGATAGTTTCGCGATCTTGGTTACAGCTTTCGCGTCGTTTATCCAACCTGCGCCTGGAATAAGGTTGAGCGGATCTAAGGCGACCTCCATCGTACCCTTGTAATATTTCGGTAGGTCTATGTCCTTGTAGGCACGGCGAGAAGCGCGAATGTCGGCAGTAGCATTTCGGAAGAAGCCGGTGTCATCCCATTTTTCTCCTGTCTCCTCCTCGAAATACTGTTCCCTGAGTTCTTGGAATTGGTCAAGAGTTTCCTGTGGAATTCCAGCATTACCCAGCATATCCAGCCACGGCATAGTCCACGAAGCGAAAATCTCTGCACCCTGCTGTGTAGGTTGGGCGCGTCGTGCTGCTTCTGTCCCTGCTGCAAAGAACTGCCTTATCCCTGCACCCTTACCCTGTTCAGCACGTTCTTCCATCACGTTACGGAACTGCTTGTCGAATTCCTGATCCCCAGGCAAAAGCCTTGCACCAACTCCTATAGCCGTGTTTATTCCCGGCTCTATTGCACCTAGGGCTGTTATTGCTGCATTTGAAATATTCGACCGGATACCGGGTGCAAATCCCTCTGTAAACCTGAACGGCTCTTCGCGCTCATCTTCAGGACGTACATCAATGCCTTTTACTATTGCAGGAGGAGATGGGGTTGGTTCGGGAACATACTCCTGCCCCGGCTGAACCTGCTGTGGCTGCATTGTCTTAGCGTATTCCTGGACGAGAGCTTGATCTGCCAAACTTTGCTGCTGTTGTTGGCGCAGTTGAGCAGCGCGGAGCATATTAGCCTGGCGTTGCAGCCTCTCTCGCTCCAAGCGTTGAAGGAACGACTCAGTTTGGCTCTCGAAGGGGTTCTGGGTAGAAAAAGGGCTAACCATGTTAGTAGGTAAACCTATCAGATACGCTGGAACCAAAACCACCACGCCTTGTTGTGCCTCCAAACGGCGTTACTTCTCCAAGGTAATCTTCAAGGTCTTTACCGGCTATTGCTGCCCTTGCCTCAATCCCACCTCTTGCAAACGGGGTTGCCCTTTGGAATCCTCCGAGAGTCTGCCTTGTCACCGGAGGCTGCGCCCCGCCTCCTGCAATAGGTACATTCCCCCCGGCTGTTGCCGAGATAGGTACGCCTCCACCTCTACTCGCAGATATAGGTACACCGCCACCTCTACCTGCAGAAACGGGTACGCCACCAGTTCCCCATTCTGTAGGATCTTGAAAAGGTTCCATTGGTGTTCCGGTAGCAGGAGCAGTCATCGGTCGAGGTAATGCCTGTTGCGCTCCCCAATTAACAGCGGGTGCTGCTCCCTGTGCTGCAAAGTCCGGCTGCTGAAAGAACGGTGATAGATAATTCTGAAGATTTTCTTGCCCAAAAACTTCTGAAAAACCACCGAGTGATTGCGGTGACATCTGCAAAAGGCTTGGCATCATTGCGAGTCGCTGTTCTGCGTATCGCTGTTCGGGCGTAAGACCGCCCCTTGCCTGAAGTCCGGCTAACGCTTGCATCTGTTGTGGGGTTAAGCCACCTCTTGCCTGCATACCTGCCAGCGCGAACTGGTCTTCTACGCTTAACCCACCACGCGCTTGTAATCCTGCAAGTTGTCTTTGTTCTTCCGCAGATAACCCACCGCGAGCCTGTAAGCCTGCAAGCTGTCTTTGTTCATCAGCAGTTACCCCACCTCTGAGAATCTGGCTTATGTCACCAATACCAGCACCTGTCTGCAACGCTGCAAACGGGCTAGTAATATCTGAATATGCCTGTTGCTCTGCAAGACCTATTGCATCCGCTGCTGCTGTTTCACCACCCATTCCGGCAATTACACCGAACGGTGTACCCGCACCGAACCTTGCGCCGGTTTCCATAGCCTCTGCACCCCGCTGGGTGCTGAACGCCTGTAAAGCAGCCTGCGCTACTGGGGAGAGAACCTGCTGAGTTATTGCTTGACCATCCGGGCCTATGATCGTTTCGGTTGTGTAATATCGTTCAGGATCTTGGTTGAAGATATTGAGCATTTCTCGAATCCCGGTATTATCTTCAAACGGTGTGACCTCTCCAAGTCCCTCTAAAGCAGCACGGTCAGCCTCTCGTTGAGACTCAAGAACTTCGGCTAAAGTCTGAGCCTGAGTTCCTATAACACCTCTGTCCGTTACCTGACCTCCAACAGCGGATTCCCGCTCTTGTCCGGTTAGCGGATCGATCATTCGCTCTCCACCAAGACCTTCTTCCGCAGCAAATGTCGGATCATTCTGGATTGCTTCCGAACGCGCCCTTAGTTCAGCTTCGCGAGCTGCTTCTTGAGCTTGAAGCTGCGCTTTTTGCCGTGCAAGACGGTCAGCTTCAGCCTGTGCAGCCCGTGTCTCTGCTTCCCGTTCCATCCGTCTTTCTAATTCTTCCGCTGCTTTTCTTTCAGCTTCAGCCTGAACTTCAGCACTTGCCTGTCTCTCTTGTATCTTCTCCATTGCTGCAATAGCACCAGCAATCGTATTCGCAGATTTACTTAGATTAAACGGATCACTAGCCTGATTTTCAGCAACCCTCTCGCCTGTTACAGACTGCTCTTCAAAAGGGGTAAAGGATTTATCAAATCGCCTCTGGAAGTTAGGATCATAAATTGGTGCAGCATCTCCGTATTCAACTCCTGTAGCAACATCAATGCCGGTTGGCATTTTTTCTCTACCTCGACCAGCAGCAATATCTTGAGGAGAACTGGCTTCTAACTGCCATTCTTGATACCTGGGGTCGCTACTATCCTCGAGCAGTTCATAATCTTTCCCTACAAGGCTCTTTGCAGCCTGGAAAGGAATTCCATATTTCATCAACTCTCGCGCTGCGTGAAGTTCTGCCGCGGCTTTACCTTGCCCTTTAGGAACCTTGATGTTGATTTTTTTATCACTCTGCTCGAAAACCGAATCATCATCCGGGTCGTAAGGAAGCCCCAGTATCGGTGCGTATCGTACCGGTACATCTACGAGTATTCGGTTCGTATCGCCTATGCCAAATAACGCCATTTAAATACCTCCGAAAGGAGTCTGCGGTTGCTGACCGTAGATCGTTTTCTTAGTTCGCTTTTTAGGCTGCTTCACTTCTGGGATCTCGGAGAGATCCTTGAAGCTTCCCTCGATTCGCTTGAACATTCGCGCTGCAGTATCGTCAAATTTTGTAAATGCTAGTTCCAGCGGGTGCATTGCTTTAGCCATGATTAACCTCTTGCCCCTGGGGATATATCTGCTCCAGGAACCCTGACATTGCCTGAACGTGGGCCTGCTATTGCAGCAGCAGTCTGCCTCATTTCATCTACTGACCCCGGAATGACTGGCCTGGTCGTAGCGGGTATTCCCGTTCCGGGAGCCTGCGGTCTGGTTCCAGCCTGGTTGCCCTGCTGGAAGTTACCTGCATTAGGCAACTGTTGCGCTCCCTGGGTGTTTAAAATATTTTGCGCTGTCTCTTCGGGTGTAGGTAGTTGCGGACTACCCTGCTGTTGTGCTGCCTCGAGGATATTCTGTATCGTCGGTATTCGCGCGGCTGCAGCAGCCTGGAGCTGTTCCTGTATGCCCGGCGAGTTGATGAACTGCTCCTCGAGGATCTTCGAGCGAACTTCGAGCGGATTGCTTACTCCACCTTTCCTGAGAGCAGTGTCGAGATCAACATATCCTGCCCTCCAGAGGTTAGACCAGAGGTTGAGCCTTCGTTCCTGCTCTTCCGGGCTAACAGAATTAATACGAACAATGTTGACGTAATGCCCTTTGATATCGGAAGGCTTGATAACTGCATCGAGGACACCCGCTTCTGTCTTTCCGAACACGGACACCCTGTCATCGATTACGTGTTCAACAATCCTGAGAATAAGCTCTCCCTTTTCCTGAAGACCTCTTTCCATTGCGTCTTTTACGGCTCCAAAGTTTAGAGATGCGATTCCTGCAAGGACTGCAGTGTGATAGCCGGAAGCTGCGCCGGTAGGACGTTGCCCCCTTGCAACAGCCGGTACTGTGTTCGCCTCGATCGCCTCGTCGAGGAATTCCTTTGCGATCCCGATTTCCGAAGGAGGTTTAGGAACATCTGATATACCCACCTGTACCTGTGGTGGCTTTACGTTCTTTGCACCCGGAGTGTCATCCCACATTGACTGGACTTCCTCGGTAATGCCGGGAGGACCGGTGAACTCGAGGGTGGGCCATGCTGACTTGCTTACGATATCGATGTAGTGGGATGCCAGCTGACTTTGCGCCCGAAGCATGTCAAGCGAGCCGTTCAACAATCCCATGTACAGATTCTCCGGTTCGGAGTTACCCGTGTCGAGTCCCATCTGGGGCCAGTACATAATCCACGGCAGTCTTCCGTATCCATGCCGTCTTGGCTCGAGTACCCATTGTTTATCAGCGACATATGCGACCTGGGAGTGCGTCCATACTTCCTGGAACGTCACGTAGCCTTTTTTCTGGTTGCCCCATTCGGGGAAGTGAGCCTGTACCCATTCGGCATCTACTTCGTACTCGTATATAACCCATCTAGGGAGCGTCCCGTTATTCATATCCCATATAACGTTTTGCGGA